TTGTCTTGCACCGGGCGCTCCGATGGGGAGGCCCGCAGAGAATCGCATACACCGCTCAGACGGGCCACGACGCTCGACAGAAACTTCTCGACGATTGGGTTCCTCTCATTGAGCGTTCACCGTTCGCGCCGCTCATCGAGCGCGTCTATCGCGCCAACGGGGACGAAGCGATCATCTTCCGAAACGGCTCACGAGTCGAAGTGCTACGGAACTCGATCTCGGCAGGCCACGGACGGACACTTGATCTCGCGATCATTGACGAAGCGTTCGCCGACGAAGACGACACCCGAGAGCAAGCGTTACTCCCGACGATGGCAACGAAACGCGACGCTCAACTTCTCGTTGTCTCCACTGCGGGAACCGATCGCTCGATCTACTTGAAGAGGAAAGTCGATCAGGGACGCGCCTCCGTCGAAGCGGGGAACGATACGGGAATCGCGTACTTCGAGTGGAGCGCCGAACCCGACGATGATCCATTCGACCGCGAAATGTGGTCGCGAGTCATGCCCGCTCTCGGAATCACCATCTCAGAGAACGCCGTAGAACACGCGCTTGGCTCCATGACGATAAACGAGTTCCGCCGCTCCTACCTCAACGTGTGGAGCACCGTCTCGGAGCAGATGATCCCCGCGAAAGTGTGGAACGCTTGCACGAACCCGAAGACCGCTCCGGCCGGAGCGCTCTCATTCGCCGTAGACGTGGCCCTCGACCGATCCTCGGCGTCGATCGCCGTCGCGGACAAAGACGGAAACATTGAACTCATCGAGAATCGCGACGGAGTGTCATGGGTACAGAACCGCGCCCTCGAACTCTTCCGCCGATGGAAAGGCTCAATAGTCATAGACGGCTACGGCCCCTCGGGGAGCCTCGTTGACCCGCTCCGCCAAGTCCAAGTCCCCGTAGTCACCTACAAGACCGCCGACGTGACCGCCGCGTGCGCGCTCTTCTACGACGCCGTCCTAGACCGCCGGCTCCGAGCAAAGTCTGACGACCGGCTAGACCGCGCCGTGAACGCCGCTATGCGTCGAGCAGTCGGGCAGACGTGGCTCTTTCAACGGAACACCGCCGACGCCGACATCACCCCGCTCTACGCTTCACTCCTCGCGTGGCATCACGCAACTCATCGAGGAAACTCCGACAAGCCGCGCTCTAGAATCTATTAGACTGCCACCGATGGGACTCATTCGCCGCGTTCTCGATTCATTCGCTCTCGACGTGCGGAACTCGTCAATGAGCAACACTTACCCGAACGTCATCATCGACTCAGCCGGCAGAATGTCGACCCGAGTCGCAGACGTAAACGCGGGAGTCTTCGTTGACACGGCGACGACGCTCAGCGTCCCCGGTATCTGGCGTGGCGTCACACTGATCGCGGACGCGATCGGCGGCCTCCCGTTGCACGCATACCGAGGAGAGCAATACGTCGAACCTCAACCCGCGATCCTCGAGCGTCCCGTCGCCACAGAGACACGAATCGAAACCATCTCCGCGATGGTTGCCGCGCTACTTATCCACGGAAACTATGTCGCGATCCTCGGGCCACCGTCCTCGAACGGCTACCCCGAATCGTTCTACCCCGTAGACCCTGCGAAAGTAGGAGTACGACGCGAAGAAGGACGCATCGTCTACCGAATCAAGAACATCGACTACGACTCTTCCGAAGTGTTACACATAAAAGGATTCTCGCTACCCGGTGAACTCGTCGGCTACGGGATTCTCGCCGCTCAACGTCAAGCGATCGGAGGCGCGATCGCGACACAGACCTACTCGCAGAGATACTTTAACGGCGGAGCAGTACCGCCCGCCTACCTCGAATCAGATAACCCCGACCTGACCCAAGAAGAAGCCGACGCACTGAAAGCCGCATGGCTTCAGAGTTACGGCGGAATCAACCTCACGCCGCCCGTGTTCAACTCATCTACCCGCGTGAAGACGATTGCCGTCACGCCACGCGACTCACAACTCTTAGAGGCTCGTCAGTATTCACTGACCGAAATCTCGAACATGATCGGCCTCCCCGCGTACTACTTAGGAGCACCGAACTCGTCACGCACCTACTCGAACGTCTCCGAAGAGAACCTCCAACTCGTCCGATGGTCGCTCATGCCGTGGATAAGCCGAATCGAGCAGAAACTCACCGACTACATCCCACGAGGACAGTTCGCCAAGTTCAACGTCGACGCCTTGCTCCGCCCCGACACGAAGACCCGCTACGAGGCCCACGCCATCGCGATCGACAAGGGATTCCTCACGATAAACGAAGTACGCGAACTCGAGAACCGTGAACCGCTCGACGAGACAGAATCAGACGATCCCGTCCCCGCACAGATCGTCAACGAGCCGAATATGGAAGAAGTCGACGACATGGAAGACGTCGAAGATGAGACCCTAGACTCGGAGTCCGAGAATGATTGAGAACCGATCCTACGAACTAGACCTCGAAGTCCGCGCCGAAGGCGACGGGCGGACTATCTGCGGAATCTGCGTCCCGTACAACGTCGAGCAACGCATCCACGCAGGACTCACCGAAGTATTCCTCCCCGGAGCATTTGACGCCGTCACACGAGCCGCGCACCGAGTAAAACTACTCATGGGCCACGACTCGCGAGGCCTGCCACTCGGACGCGCCACCACACTTCGCGAAGACGCTCGAGGCCTGTACGGAGAGTTCCGTGTCTCGAAGACCGACATCGGAGACCAAGCCCTCGAACTCGTCCGAGACCAAGTCCTTACGAACCTCTCGGTCGGATTCCAACCGCTCAAAGATAACCGCCGAAAGGACGGCGTCATCGAGCGCGTAAAGGCTCACCTCGCAGAAGTCTCTCTCGTCACGTTCGGCGCATACGGCGAGAAGGCCGCAGTCGCCGCGATCCGTGAAGTGATTGAGAAGCCGAACCTCGCCCAAGTTCAAGACATCCTCGAAAGGATCAAGAAATGATCTCGAAGTCCTACGCCCTCACCGATGTTCGTCAGATCGTCGTCGCCGCAGACGACATCAACCGAACCGTCTACGTCAACATCGTTGGCAATAACACCGCGTACCTCGGTGGCGCGGACGTCACCTCATCGAACGGTCTCCCGAAAGCAAAGCACACAACCGCGTCAGCGATCTTCGTGCCACGCAACGAAACGCTCTACGCGGTCATGGCCTCAGGCGAAACCGAGACGCTTCGAGTTCTTCTTCCTGACCTCGACTAGCCGCGATGCCGTGGCACATTGAGACCACGAACCCGGCGTGTGCGTCAGGGTATGCGGTCGTCAAAGACTCGGACGGTGAAGTCGAAGGATGTCACGCCACACGCCGCGAAGCCCTCGCACAACTAGCCGCCCTCAACATCGCAGAATCTGAACGCGCCACCGAACCCGAAGAAACCCGCCAAGAGGGATACACGCCGACGGACGCGATGGTCGCCGAGGCTCGACGAGGACTCGAATGGCGTCAGGCCTTCGGACGAGGCGGAACCGAGGTCGGAGTCGCACGCGCCCGAGACATCTCGAATCGTCGCGCTCTCAGCCTCGACACCGTTACCCGGATGCGGTCGTACTTCGCACGCCACGAAGTAGACAAACAAGGCGAAGGATTCTCCCGTGGGGAACCCGGCTACCCGTCTGCGGGACGTATCGCGTGGGCGCTATGGGGAGGCGACCCCGGCAAAACATGGGCGGAAGGAATCATCAGTGGCCTCGAGGATTAGATGCGAGAAATGTCACGCGGTCGTCTATCACGATAAGCGTCAGCCGATCGGATGCAACTGTGACCCAGACGCGCCGACGTGGATTGCGTACCTAACTAGCGGCGAGTTCTTCAAGATGTCGAGCGCACGATGGACACTTGTAGAAAACGACGAGAACCCCTTAGACTCCAACTAGGCCGCACCTCCGGCTCGCGTTAGCGCACCTCCCGCACGGGACACCCGCGAACGAGCGAGCGATGGACACCCGGACATCAGCAACCCGACTCCATACCCGAAGGATTAGAACTATGAAGAACCCATTCCTCGCTTCTTTGCATGAGAAGCGCAACCAGAAGGCCGACCTCATCGACGCGACGTTGAACCGCGCCGCCGAAGAGGATCGCGACATCACCGAGATCGAGGCCGCCAACGTGCAGGCACTCGCCAAAGAGATCGAAGGCCTCGACGCCCGCATCTCGCAAGTGACCGACATCGAGACCCGCAAGGCCGAAG